CCCATTGGTTGGCGAAATAGTAAATATTGCTAGCTATGGTGGTGAACTATATTATTATACACCTTTGAATTTAAGAAATAATGTCAATATGAATAGGGGCGGTGAAGTAAAAAAAGATGGAGTAGTAAAGCCTGGCGTAACAAAATATAATCGGACATTAGCTTCAAAAAAAGGTGACATAAATATAAATGGTAGATTTGGTCAGGGAATAAAATTTAGTAGTACTCAAAATTATAGATTTCCTACTGTAAGAATAACTAATCTACAGAATAATGATAAAAGAAAATGGAGTGATGATTATTTTCCACATATATCCAATATTAATTTAGATGGTTCGACAATATTGTTATCATCAGGAGAAACACGTAACAAAAATGATATTTTAATTCCAGCCGCTCCATCTTCTTGGTGGCCTGAAAAGTGGAAACGGGCTATTAATGAAAATATAATTGTTTTAAATTCAGATAGTTTGATTTTTAATTCAAAGGGTAAAGATGGAGATATACATTTGATTGCTAATAGAAATGTTGCAATAGCTTCAAATTATTCCGTAACATTAGAGGCAGGAGAAAAAGGAGTAATATATTTAGGAGAAGCTGATGCTACTAATCCTGTTTTAAAGGGAAAAGAGGCAAGAGATTTATTACAAAAACTTTTTAAGATGCTTATGGATTTTTCTAATATAGCTGCGAAAACAACAGAATTTGCAGACTTAAATGATGCAGCTATGAATCTATCTGAAAGATTGACTTTATTGGAGATGAATAATCTTGAAGATATGTTTAGTGAAACAGTTTTTATAACTGATGATAAATAGGAGTTTGGAATGGGAGTAGCAGCAGATAGGTTAAGACATTTAATAAAAAAACAAGTAAATAAAAATATTCAAAAATTAGATCACGATGTAGATTGTATTGTTAAAGATTTACGAAAGGGAAAGAGCTCTGGAGTAAATGTGAAAAAAACAAAGAAATTTATACAAGACTCTCTTGAATTAGCAAAAAAAATTGATAAGAATGTAAAGACTTTAAAGAAAATAGAAAGAGCTTTAGAAAATACCAGAAAAGGTGCGGAAGCAGCTAGAAAAGCTAATGTGGTTGGTTCAGCTGCTCCTGGTTTAAATGCTATGGCAGCTTTAGGAGTAGCCGCGGAATTTATAATTGAAAAATTAAAACAAGAGGGTAGGGATTTAAAATCTGTTGTCAAAGTTGCCCCATCCGTAATAACTAATTATAAAGATTTTTTAACTAGATCGGCAGCTAAAATAGCACAAGCTCAACTTGAAAAAGAATTAAAAGATAGTGTTCGTGAAGATAGAACAAATATGCTAAGTTAATATATTTATATACAAATAGGAGTTAAATATGGCTAAATCACAAAAGCTGGTTACTTTAATCAGAGAAATGGTAAGACAAGAAGTAAAAAAAGAGGTTAATAAGATATTTATTAGTGAAGGAGTAAAGGCAATATCTCAGAAAACAGATAGAGTTCCTGATGTATTACCTAAGCCTGTTCCTAAAAAATCTAAGCCTAAAGAAGTAAGTTATACTAGTAATCCTACATTAAATAAGATACTCAATGAAACTGCACAGCAAAATGAATATGATGAGTATCCAACAATGACTGGAAAAACTTTTGATTCTTCTAAAATGGCTGAAGCTATGGGTTATGGAGATATGACGGGTGGTAATGAAGAGGCTAAAAGAGAAATCGCAGCTGTTCAAACTGCTCAAGCAGCCGGTGTAAATCCAGAAAGTGTTCCTGAAGAAGTTATGGGAGCATTAACAAAAGACTATAGCGGAGTAATGAAAGCTTTAAAAAAGAGAGATGGTAAAGAATGAGTGTAATAGCAAATGACAAAAATGAAGATGTTTACATTGGTGTTGGATTGCCACTAACACATAATAAAAGTGGGTTTTTTTATAAAACTAAAACATCTTTAGAACAAGCTAAATCAAATATCAAAAATCTTTTATTAACAAAAAAGGGAGAGAGATTGGGTAATCCAGATTTTGGTTCTGAATTACTTTCAGTTATATTTGAGCAAGAAGGAGATGATATAGAAAATAAAGTAGAAGAAGCTATACGTTCAGCCATGAGCCAATGGTTACCTTTTATAATAATAGATGAAATAGAAACACAATTTTCAGATAGAAATAGAAATGCTATTAATGTATCTATTGGATTTTCTATAAATGTAGATACAACTAACAAAAATAAATTGTCTATTGATTTGGCAAATTATTAGGAGATAAGTGATGCCTTATACAGCACCAAAAAAATCAGTAAAAGAAGTTAGATATTTAAATAAAGATTTCATATCTTTTAAAGAAAATCTAATTGAATTTGCTAAAATATATTTTCCAAACGAATATAATGACTTTAATGAATCATCACCAGGAATGATGTTTATTGAAATGGCGTCTTATGTGGGTGATGTTCTTTCTTATTATATAGATAACCAATTTAAAGAAAGTTTATTATCATTTGCTGAAGAAAAGAGAACAATTTATAATATGGCTCAAGCATTGGGATATAAACCAAAATTATCTACAGCTGCTACAACTGGCATTGATATGTTTCAAACTGTACCAGCAACAACTTCTGGTACTGGTGATAGTTACACTACAAAGCCTGATTTAAGTTATGGTATGGTAATTAAAGCTGGAATGGAAATCTTATCTGATAGTAATGTGACATTTGTTACAACAGAAGATTGTAATTTTAAATTTTCAAGTTCATATGATCCAATGGAAGTTAGTATATATGAAAGTTCTGGAGATACACCAATTACTTATTTATTAAAAAAATCTATAAAAGCCAGTAGTGGTAATGTTACTACAGAATATATTTCTTTTAATGATGCTGAAAAATATAAAAGAATTGCTTTATCTAATACCGACATAACAGAAATAATTTCTGTAACAGATAGTGATGGGAATAATTGGCACGAAGTTCCATTTTTAGCGCAAGATACAGTATTCACAGATATGGAAAATACAATAAGAAACGATGATGAATTATACACCTACGCTGACCAAGCTCCTTATCTATTGAAACTTTTAAAAACTTCAAGAAGATTTACAACATTTATTAGAGAAGATGGTAGAACAGAATTAAGATTTGGTGCTGGAACATCAGATAGTCCTGATGAAGAGATAGTTCCGAATCCAGATGAGGTTGGTTCTTCTCTTCCAGGTTCACCATCTAAATTGGGTGAGGCTTTTGATCCATCTAACTTTTTAGCAACTAAAGCATATGGACAAGCTCCATCTAATACTACATTAACTGTAAGATATAGATATGGCGGTGGAGTCAATCATAATATTCGCTCTAATAGTTTAAGAAATGTACAATTTTCAAATGTTACACTAGATGATTCAGGCTTATCATCAGCTTTAGTTACAACAACAAGAAATTCTATTGCTGTAAATAATCCATTACCTGCCGCTGGTGGTAGGGGACCTGAAAATGTTATTGAAGTTAAGAATAATGCTTTAGCTTATTTTCAAGCACAACAAAGAGCAGTTACTAAAGAAGACTATATAACGAGAGTATATGCTTTACCAGCAAAGTTTGGTAATGTTGCAAAAGCTTATATAGTACAAGATACTCAATTAGATAGTACTACAGGAGCTAACGCAGATGGCAGAATAATAAATCCATTAGCTCTTAATTTATATGTTTTGGGATTTGATGCGGGTAAAAGACTAGCTAAAATAAATCAAGCAGTAAAAGAAAACATACAGACTTATCTAACTCAGTTTAGAATGGTTACAGATGCAGTAAATATTCAAGATGCCTATATAATTAATATAGGGGTTAAATTTAACCTACTTACTAAAGCTGGGTATAATAAAGAAGAAGTAGTTCTTAGAGCTATACAAACAGTTAAGGATTTCTTTAATATAGATAAATGGCAAATTGGACAACCAATTGTTTTGGCTGATTTGGCTTATAAGATTTCTTTGGTTGATGGAGTATCTGCTGTAGTTCCGCCTGATGAAGAAAACCCAAATGGTTTGCCAGTTGTGATAACTAATAAATATAAGGAATCTAATGGCTATTCAGGAAATGTTTATGATACTGTAACTGCAACGAAGGATGGTGTAGTTTATCCATCATTAGACCCAAGTTGCTTTGAACTAAAATTTCCAAATACCGATATCGAAGGTCGTGTTGTCGGTGATTCATCGGGAGGTAACTAATGAATTATTTTATTTTTCCTGATATAGATACAACTTTATATCAAGCCACTGGTAGTGGTAATACTGGTTTAGATGAGATATTAGAAATACAAAAGACTATGAGCACTTCTGGTGGTAACATTAAAGTATCTCGTATACTTATGAAATTTGATTTAAGTGAAATATCATCATCTATTGTGGATGGTACTATATCCAATCCTAAATTTTATTTAAATATGTTTGATGCTAATTCACAAAATTTAAGTACATCTCAATCTTTATATGCTTATCCAATAAGTCAAAGTTGGCAAGAGGGGCAAGGATTTTATGGAGACAATCCAACAACTACAGAAGGTGCTAGTTGGGAATTTAGAGACGGATTAACTCAATCAACTAGATGGTCAGCTGTTTCATCTTCTGGTGGGGCTTGGCATACAAATGTTTATGCTTCACAATCATTTGAATATGAAACAGATGATATGAGAATGGATGTTACTCCAATAGTAAATAAA